GCAGAGGCCCGTCTGGCGGCCACACAGGAACGCCTGAACAGAAATATTGCTGCCAGAAGCGCCGCCCAGAATGCGCTGAACAGTACAACGGCGGTGGGCTCACGTCTGATGAGCGGTGCGCTGGGGCTGGTTGGTGGCGTACCCGGACTGGTGATGCTGGGGGCTGCAGCATGGTACACGCTGTACCAGAATCAGGAGCAGGCCAGGGAGTCTGCGCGCCAGTATGCACTGACGATAGATGAAATCGCGCATAAAACGCCGTCAATGTCTCTGCCTGAAGCCTCAGATAATGAAGGACGAACACGGGCGGCGCTGACAGAGCAGAACCGGCTGATTGATGAACAGGCCAGTCGGGTGAAATCCCTGCAGGAAAAAATCGCAGGATATCAGTATGTTCTGGCGAACCCGGGCTGGACGACCGGTGACGGATTCATGATAAACCATCTGACATCGGTGAAGACCGTAAATGCCCGTTTTCTGGATGCGGTGAATTTTGTGGCGGGCAATCCGGAAGCGGACCCGGAGCAGGAGCTGAGCGACCGCTGGGTGGTGGAGCAGATGTCAGAGCTGACGGCCATGACAGCCTCGTTTGTGCTGGCAACACCGACGGAGACGGACGGAGCGCTGTTTCCCGGTCGCATTATGCTGGCGAATACCTGTATGTGGACCTACCGCTCTGATGAGTGTGGTTACACGGGCGGGGCTGTGGCGGATGAGTTCGATAAACCCACCACCGATATCCGTAAGGACAGATGCAGCAAGTGCATGCGCGGGTGTGAGATGCGCGGCATGGTGGCTAATTTTGGCGGTTTCCTTTCCATTAACAAACTTTCGCAGTAATGGATTATGCCCACCATCAGGTGGGTTTTTTGTTGTCATCACCAAGATATTTCTGCTTATATTCCTCTGAAAGAGGAATTGATCTTTCAACCATGCTAATAAGTTTATCTACTTGTTTTTTCTGTTTTTCTATGATTTCTAAAAGTTGAGGTATAAGTTTTTCATGCTCGCTTTTATCATATTTTCTGTTTATCGCATCTAGTTGTTCTTTAAACTGCTGAACGATAGGACCATCCTCCGGCCCAAAATCACGACAAACACGAATCGCCAACTCAAGCAGAGTGACAATCTCAGCATTCATAGAACGATTATTTTGTTTTGATGACGCTTCAATTATTTTTTTTAATTCAACAGGAAGCCTAATCCGAAGTTGAGGGTCTTCTCTACTCATACCATTAGTCCAAACAGGAAAAATTCACAATAAGTAAATTATGCCCCACGGTGGGGTTGACTTCAATGACGCACGGTGTGACAATTTTGATTGCCCCACAGTGAGGCTATTTAAGGAGTGGAGATGGAAAAAGCAAAAGACATGTATCAACGCAAGGTTCGTTTCCCAGAGGATGTAAGGAAGGCGATTGAAAGAAATGGAGAAAAAGAGTGTCGACAGTTCAACACGGAACTTATTTATCAATTGAGAAAAGTGTACGGACTGATTGGAGAGAAGAATGCTAGGACATAAAAATAGCGAAGCCCGACAGTGCGCGAACACAAATCGGGCTTCTATGTCAGTAACTTCCAAGGAACTAACGAAATGAGTATAGCAACAGCGGTATCTACTATCAACGTGCCATTCCACGGCGCAGAGCTTTATGTCGTCAATCACAACGGCGAACCGTACACCCCAATGAAACCTATCGTTGAGGGAATGGGTATGGATTGGGCTTCACAGTTTACAAAGTTAAAACAAAGATTTGCTAAAGGTATTGTGGAAATCGCAATACCTTCAGTTGGCGGTATGCAGACCATGATTTGCCTTGCTTTGCGTAAACTGAATGGTTGGCTCCAAACCATCAGTCCTAACAAAGTCCGCCCTGAAATCCGCGAGAAGGTAATCCAGTATCAGGAAGAGTGTGACGATGTGCTCTACGAGTACTGGACTAAAGGCCATGTGATTAACCCGCGCAAAGCTAAAAAGGCATTGCTGGGGAAAATCACCACTGAACAGCAGGAAGCCATTAAACAACTCGTCATGAGTCGCGGTCAGTCTCTGCCAAAAGAAAAACAGGCGAAGGCGATGATCACCATGTGGTCGTCACTGAAATCCCATTTTGGATGTTCGTACAAAGAAATTAGTGAGGAGCAGTTTACCGAAGCACTGTCACTTGCTGCTCGCGTTCCGCTTGAAGGTGAGTTCATTGGCAAACAAGAGAAGAAAACCAACGAGCTTTCTGCAAAAGAAGCAAACAGCCTTGTATGGTTATGGGATTATGCTAACCGCTCACAGGCATTATTCCGCGAACTGTATCCGGCGCTAAAGCAAATTCAATCGAACTATTCCTGCAGATGCTACGACTACGGTCATGAGTTCTCGTATGTTATTGGAATGGCGAGAGACGTTTTAATCAATCACACGCGAGATATTGATATTAATGAGCCAGACGGACCAACGAATCTTTCTGCATGGCTAAGACTTAAGAACAAAGAATTACCTCCTTCACTGCATCACTACTAACAGATTGCCAACGAAATGACCCAGCTTCGGCTGGGTTTTTTATCAGGAGTTCTCATGCTCTATAGCAATATATTGGCGCACGCCCGGCGATGTGCGCCAGCGGAGTCGTGCGGCTTCGTGGTGAGAACGCCGGAGGGGGAAAGATATTTTCCCTGCGTGAATATCTCCGGTGAGCCGGAGGATTATTTCCGGATGGCTCCGGAGGACTGGCTGCAGGCCAAAATGCAGGGTGAGATTGTGGCGCTGGTCCACAGCCACCCCGGTGGCCTGCCCTGGCTGAGCGAGGCCGACCGGCGGCTGCAGATAAAAAGTGCACTGTCCTGGTGGCTGGTCTGCCGGGGGGACATTCATAAATTCCGCTGTGTGCCACATCTGACAGGACGGCGCTTTGAGCACGGGGTGACGGACTGTTACACGCTGTTCCGGGATGCCTACCATCTGGCGGGAATTGATATGCCGGATTTTGAGCGTGAGGATGACTGGTGGCGCAACGGTCAGAACCTTTACCTGGACAATATGGCGGTCACCGGCTTTTACCGGGTGCCCCTGTCCTCTGCACAGGCGGGCGATATCCTGCTGTGCTGCTTTGGCGCATCGGTGGCCAATCATGCCGCCATTTACTGCGGCAACGGTGAACTGCTTCACCATCTGCCTGAACAACTGAGTAAACGGGAGAGGTATTCCGAAAAATGGCAACGACGAACGCATTCTGTCTGGCGTCACCGCCACTGGCACGCATCTGCCTTCACGGGGATTTACAACGATTTGGCCGCCGCCTCAGCCTGTACGTGAACACGGCAGCGGAAGCCATCCGGGCGCTGTCGTTACAGGTGCCGGGATTCCGCCGTCAGATGAACGAAGGCTGGTACCAGATACGTATTCGCGGTGAGGACACGGCACCGGAGGCGGTGTACGCCCGTCTTCACGAACCTCTGGGTGAGGGGGCGGTCATCCATATTGTGCCGCGACTGGCCGGAGCCGGAAAGGGCGGACTGCGGATTGTGCTGGGGGCGGCAGCCATCGTGGGCTCTTTCTTCACTGCCGGAGGCTCGATGGCGTTATGGGGTACAGCCCTGAGTGCCGGCGGTTTTTCTGCCACCACGATGCTGTTTTCACTGGGTGCCAGCATGATTCTGGGTGGTGTGGCACAGATGCTGGCCCCGAAGCCAAAAACACCGGAATACAGGGCAACGGATAACGGTAAACAGAACACGTACTTTTCGTCGCTGGATAACATGATTGCCCAGGGTAACCCTATGCCGGTGCCTTATGGTGAAATGCTGGTTGGTTCACGACGGATATCCCAGGACATCAGCACCCGTGATGAGGGCGGAGACGGGAAAGTGGTGGTTATCGGGCGGGGATGAAAATAAAAAAATCCCGCAGAGTTAGCGGAGCTGCGGGAGAGAACGATGAAGATTAACGTTATGGAGTTATTTTTCAGGCATCAAAAAAGTAACGCAGCGTCATTATTGCGGCTACAGGCAATTGCCGGAAATGTGAAGAGTTTCAGAAATTTTATTCCGTCATGACACAGGCACCCTCCGGGGTGCCTGTTGTTTTCTGGCATAAACAGATTCAGACATCAGACAGGAGAGGGGGACAGAGTGGGTAAAGGGGGCGGCAAGGGGCACACACCGCGTGAGGCGAAGGATAATCTCAAATCCACGCAGATGATGAGTGTGATTGATGCGATTGGTGAGGGACCGATAGAAGGCCCGTTGAAGGGACCGCAGAGTATCCTGGTGAACAAAACCCCGCTGACGGACACGGACGGTAATCCCGTGATACACGGTGTGACGGCGGTCTGGCGTGCCGGGGAGCAGGAGCAGACACCACCGGAAGGCTTTGAGTCCTCCGGAGCTGAAACCGGACTGGGCGTGGAAGTGACGAAGGCAAAGCCGGTGACGCGCACCATTACGTCCGCGAACATTGACCGCCTGCGGGTTACCTTCGGGGTGCAGTCACTGGTGGAGACCACCTCAAAGGGTGACCGTAATCCCTCTTCTGTCCGGCTGCTGATTCAGCTTGAGCGTAACGGTAACTGGGTGACGGAAAAGGATGTCACCATTAACGGCAAGACCACCTCGCAGTTTCTGGCGTCGGTGATTCTGGATAATCTGCCGCCCCGTCCTTTTAACATCCGGATGGTCCGGGAGACAGCGGACAGCACCTCGGACCAGCTGCAGAATAAGACGCTCTGGTCGTCATACACCGAAATCATCGATGTGAAACAGTGCTACCCTAATACGGCGATTGTGGGCCTGCAGGTGGATGCGGAGCAGTTTGGTGGCCAGCAGATGACGGTGAACTACCATATCCGCGGTCGCATCATTCAGGTACCGTCAAACTATGACCCGGAAAAACGCACGTACAGCGGCATCTGGGACGGCAGCCTGAAACCGGCATACAGCAACAACCCGGCCTGGTGCCTGTGGGACATGCTGACTCACCCGCGCTACGGCATGGGAAAACGTCTGGGGGCGGCGGACGTGGACAAATGGGCGCTGTATGCCATTGCGCAGTACTGTGACCAGACGGTCCCGGATGGTTTCGGGGGCACAGAGCCGCGGATGACCTTCAATGCGTACCTGTCACAGCAGCGTAAGGTCTGGGATGTCCTGGGGGATTTCTGCTCGGCGATGCGCTGTATGCCGGTATGGAACGGCCAGACGCTGACGTTCGTTCAGGACCGCCAGTCGGATGTGGTGTGGCCGTACACCAACAGCGATGTGGTGGTGGATGATAACGGCGTGGGGTTTCGCTACAGCTTCAGCGCCCTGAAGGACCGCCACACGGCGGTGGAGGTGAATTACACCGACCCGCAGAACGGCTGGCAGACCTCCACGGAACTGGTGGAAGACCCGGAAGCCATACTGCGCTACGGGCGCAACCTGACACTGGACCGTGAGGTGACCCTGCCGGAGACCGGTGCCGCCACGGTGAACCTGATTAACGGCAGCGGTAAGCCGGTGAGCGTGGCCATCACTGCACACCCCGCGCCGGACCGGATACAGGTCAGCACCCTGCCTGATGGTGTGGAGACATACGGTGTATGGGGACTCTCCCTGCCGTCACTGCGTCGTCGCCTGTTCCGCTGTGTTTCCATCCGGGAAAACACGGACGGTACCTTTGCCATCACGGCAGTGCAGCATGTGCCGGAGAAAGAAGCCATCGTGGATAACGGGGCCAGCTTTGAGCCGCAGTCAGGCA